ATCGGGAAGGCAGATAAGGTGGCGAAGCGTATTGAAAGAGAAGTTATTAAAGAATTAGATATGAAAGCTATCGCTGAGGGGGACACTTGTTTGGCTTGTGAATAGAATTTTACCCCTCGCAAGGTAAAAATTTATAAATAAAATAAACTTGCGAGGGGTAAAATGAATTACAAAAAACATTATCAAAATTTAGTTACTTCTAGGAATAATAGAATAGTGAAGGAGGGGGAATATTATGAAACTCATCACATCTTGCCTAAGTGTATGGGAGGTAAAAACAATAAAGAAAATTTGGTAGTGTTAACTGCCAAAGAACATTACATAGCACATTGGCTTTTAGCAAAGATGTATCCTAATATTTGGAAATTAAAATTTGCTTTCTATCAAATGTCCAGAATGAATAAAAAAAATGGGAGAGTAATTTCTAGTATACAATATGCAAGAGCTAAAAAATATTATTCCGAGGGATGTAGACAACGAATTCGAGAATATAATCCTGGGCGATCCGAGAAGTCGAGAAAAAAAGCTAGTGAGCGTATGAGAAGTTCGGAAAATCCTATGATTAAATATCCAGAAAAAAATCCATTTTTAGGAAAAAGTTATGTTACCGGAAGAAAATTTTATAATAACGGAATTAAAAATCTTTACCTATATCCAGACGATCCAATACCTCAGGGTTACGTTCCGGGAATGGCTCCATATAAAAGAATTAGAAATGGCATAGTTTCCAATCATAAAATAAAATGAAATCGATACAACAATTCCTATGGGAAAATAGATTAGGTAGTCTGCATATCTTCGATATCGACGATACACTGATGCACACTACCGCGAAGATAAAGGTCAAAGACGAGGAAGGAAAGGTGGTTAAAAGCCTTTCCAATCAAGAGTTCAATGATCATAATCTAGAACATGGGCATAGTTATGATTTCAGCGAATTTCGTTCGTCAGATAAATTCAAAGATGAGAGTAAGCCGATACGACCTGCTATAGCAAAATTGAAAGCAATACATAATAATATTAAGAATAAACCTAGTAGTAAATCTAAAATTATTATGAATACTGCCAGGGCAGATTTTGATGATAAAGATAAATTCTTAAATAAATTCAAATCGCATGGTATAGACATTGATAATGTGCATGTCCATAGAGCAGGTAATATTACAGGTGATGAGCAACCTGCACAGAAAAAATTAGTCTATATCAGAAAACATTTGGATACTGGTAATTTTAGAGAAGCACATATGTATGATGATAGCAAAACTAATCTTAGGGCATTCAATTCTTTAAGACACGAATATCCGAATATTAAATTTCATGCTTGGCATGCACATTCAGATGGTACTATGAGAAAATTTAAGGAGGAATAGATGAATACATACGTTTCAACCGCAAGTAATCTAAATACCGCAGTAGCAGGAGTACTTTCCAGGATGACTCTTGGGTTGTTCCTGACATTCATATCCGCAGGCATAATCGCATCCGCAGGTTTGGTACCGGTATTATTTTCTGGTATCCTCGGTTACGTAATAATTTTTGCACCTTTGTTAATGAGCCTATTCCTTGCCTGGAAAGGTTCAGAAATGTCTGAAGGAACAATCAAGAGTTGGTTCTTTGCTTTTGCTACGGTCATGGGTGTGAGTTTGAGTCTACTGATTTCCATATTCACAACTGCAAGTATCGTGCAGGCATTGGTTGGCACAACTGTTAGTTTTGGGGCCCTTGCAGGTTGGGGTTATTTCACCAAACGCGATCTATCCGGGTGGGGACCATATCTGTTTGCAGGCGTAATTGGTTTGATCATAGCAAGCATTGTAGGTATCTTTGTAGAAAGCACCGCATTGCAGATGACATTGAATGTTCTAACCATTTTGATATTCTTGGGACTCACCGCCTATGATATGAATCGCATCCGAGACATGTTCTGGAATCAATCCTCACAGGAAGTTTCTCGCATGCAATGGTTCGGTGCCCTTAGCCTGTATATTAACTTTATCAATATCTTCGTCTCGCTACTACAATTGTTTGGGAATCGGGAATAATGAAAATAAAAAATCTCATATTGAAACTATATAAGGCCATCCTACAGCATGATAAGGATAAAGAAAAAAAGATCTGGTCTAAGATCATGCGCAAGAGCTTGAAAAAGAAACATACCGAGGCGGTTAGATGAAAAGAATTTGGACGATGTGGGCGAAGGCTTTAGGAGAAAAGGCCTTTCCTTCTAATGATGATGCCGATAAGGTAGCATTGATACGGACTGGGATTGTTTTGTTATATATAATAACCAGCCTATTCATCATAGCTAACGTAATCAGGCATTGGTGATGCATTATAGATCTATCTTTATTTCCGACGTACATTTGGGTACCAATGATTGTAAGGCAGATCTATTACTAGATTTTTTAAAGAACAATTCTTCGGACAAACTTTATCTGATAGGTGATATAATCGATGGATGGCGAATACAGCAGAACAAATGGCGCTGGAAGAAATCTCATACCGATGTCGTCAGAAAGATACTCCGGATAAGCAAGAAGACTGAGATAAATTACATAGCAGGGAATCATGATGAATTTTTACGACCACTATTACCGTACGATATCAACTTTGGCAACATCAACCTACACAATCAATGCGAACATGTTGGAGCAGATGGTAAACGCTACCTGGTCACACATGGTGACTTGTTCGATGGTATCACAAGACTTGCTCCGTGGTTGGCGGTCCTTGGCGACAAAGCCTATGACTTCGTCCTCGCCCTCAACAACAGATACAACCGAATCAGACACGGATTCGGACTCGGATACTGGAGTCTCAGCGGATATCTCAAACGACGAGTAAAGAAGGCGGTCGATTTTGTTTTTAAGTTCGAGAAAAATCTAGCAGACTACTGCAAGCGTAAAGGTTATGATGGTGTCATCTGCGGGCATATACATACCGCAGAGATAAAAAAGATAGATGGAGTAATCTATATGAATGACGGTGATTGGGTAGAATCATGCAGTGCTTTAGTTGAACATATGGATGGTAGATGGGAAATAATTTACTGGAGGCAAAATGAAAGTAATCTACGCACTAGTGTTCGTGGTACTGGACAAGATAACATTGATTGATATATTACCTACTAAATCATCATGCGAATATTACAGGGATTTAAATCCAAATAGCATTTGTGTTCCGGTCACCGTAGAAGATCCTAAAGAAGTTATACAACAGTTACAAGCATTACAAACAATAACAAGGTAAAGATTCTCATGCTTAGACCATAAATAAAAGAAAGGGGAGTAAAATGCAACCTTACTTTTATAAAATACGAGAAATATCGTCAGGTAGATATTATGTTGGATGCCAATATGGAAAATCTTCAAACCCCAATAATTTGTTTAAAACATATTTTACATCAAATTCATATATAAAATCAAAGGTATCGACAGAGTTTGTTATTGAAAAAATTGTTGTTAGATCTGATGCTAGAAACTATGAAAAAAGATATCTAAAAAAATGCTATCATTTACTGGGTAAAGATAAATTCTTAAAATTAATGATAAATCGTAATTTATCTCCGGGAATATTACATGATGATCTAGGAAGAGAAAAAATATCGCAACGCATGAAAATACAATGGGCAGATGGAATTATGAATAACGTACATAAAAAAGCAACAGAAACTAGAAAAAATAGAAAATATAAAAAAGTTACAAAGAGTATTGAAGAAAAGTTAAAAATATCTGAAAGAATGAAAAAAAATAACCCTATGTTTGATGATAATGTAAGAAAAAAACACAAACAATCAATAAATTCTGAAGAAAATAAAAAAAGAAAATCTGAAATTGCGAAAGGTAATACTTACACTAAGGGTAGAACATGGTATAACAATGGTGAAGAATCAAAAATGCTATATGAATGCCCGATCGGATGGATAAAAGGCAGATTGACCCCACATTGGAATTATAATAGGAAAAAAAAGAATGAACAAACCGCAAAATAAAGAATTTAAAGATTTAAAATTAACAGACGAGCGTACATATTTCAAACCATTTAAATACCCCCATTTCTATGATGCTTGGTTGAAACATGAACAGAGCCATTGGTTACATACCGAAGTTCCTATGCTTGAGGATGTGAAGGATTGGAAGAAGAAATTGACAGATGAGGAAAAGAACTTCCTAACTAACATCTTCCGTTTCTTTACCCAAGGTGATATCGATGTTGCTGGAGGTTATGTTAAGAACTATCTACCATACTTCCCGCAGCCAGAAGTTCGTATGATGCTAGCTGGATTTGCTGCAAGGGAGGCATTACATATCGCAGCATATTCTCATCTGATCGAGACATTGGGTATGCCAGAGAAGACCTATTCCGAATTTGCAGAATATCAGGAGATGCGAGACAAGCATGAGTATATCATGGACATCTCATCTAAGAATTCAACTAAGGAATCTACTGCGACACACATCGCAGCATTCTCAGCATTCACTGAGGGCATGCAGTTATTCTCATCCTTCATCATGTTATTGAACTTTCCGAGGCAGGGCAAGATGAAAGGCATGGGACAGATCGTTACTTGGTCTATCGTAGATGAGACACAGCATGCTGAGGGCATGATCAAATTATTTAGGACCTATATCGAAGAGAATAAGGAGATCTGGAATGATGATCTTAAAGGACAGATTTATAGGATTGCGGAAAAGATGGTCGAGCTTGAAGACAAGTTTATTGATCTATCTTTCAGCATGGGGGGAATTCAGGGCTTAACACCTGAAGAGGTTAAGGAATATATCCGTTATATCGCAGATAGGAGACTAATCTCTATGGGTATGAAAGGTATCTTCAAGCGTAAAAAGAATCCTCTGCCCTGGGTTGAAGAAATGATTAATGCTCCCACACATACTAACTTCTTTGAGAATAGGGCTACTGATTATGCGAAGGGTGCGTTGTCTGGTAATTGGGATAGTGTTTGGGGGAAAGCAGCATGATGGATGATTCAAATGAATTGAAAAGTTATGTAAAGATTCGCAGAGAAATTTGTGAATCTTGCGAGCATAAAAAAGTTATGGTAGGAGTTAATACTTGCGGTAAGTGCGGTTGTGCGTTATGGCCCAAGACCATAGCTCCTGTCTCTAAATGCCCAATAGATAAATGGGGCCCTGTACCGATGTCGGAGTTATTTGGTGGCTAATAAATTTGATCATGCACACATGAGGACAGCCGAGAACTATGCGAAACTGTCCTCAGCGAAGAGATTAAAAGTCGGGGCGATAGTTGTTAAAGACAATCGCATTCTCAGTATCGGATATAACGGAATGCCCTCGGGCTGGACTAACGAATGCGAAGAAATAGAATTTATAGAAGATTCAGAGGACTTAGACTTTGCCTTGATGGTCGCACAAGGTTTTGTTTTCGGTGCGGAGAAAGAAACCGTTGGTTGGGCGAGGCGAGTAACGAAACCTGAGGTGATCCATGCCGAAATGAATGCGATAGCCAAATTAGCTAGATCAACAGAGTCAGGTGAAGGTGCTACAATGTACTGTACATATTCTCCGTGTATGGAATGTTCCAAGTTAATATATACTGCAGGCATACGGAAAGTATTTTATCGTAGTCAATACCGTTCTGATGATGGTATTGAATTTCTAAAGAAATGTAATATTGAAGTGGAGGAGTTAGATGAAAATGGGTAAAAGAATAGGATTTACAGCATCAACCTTTGATCTTTTCCATGCTGGGCATGTGGTAATGCTTGAAGAAGCGAAAAGGGTGTGTGATCATTTAATTGTAGCAATACAATTAGATCCGACGATTGATAGGCCTCAGACAAAAAATAAACCTGTTCAATCTATTATCGAAAGACAGATACAGGTGGGTGCTTGCAAGTATGTGGATGAAATAATTGTATATACTACTGAGAAAGATCTTGAAGATATTCTCATGACATTGCCGATAGATATTCGCATCATTGGGGAAGAATATAGGGATAAGGATTTTACAGGAAAGATGA